CTGATAAGTTTATTGATCCCAGTGTCAGACATGGTCATAGTAATACTAGAATTACCATCAATTAATGTCAATGTAGTAAAACCCATACTATTGATCCCAACAGTATATCCACCGTTAGCTTGTTTTTTCTCTGGAATAGAATATGGAATTTCAGACGGAACAGTTTCAGACGGAACAATATAATCAGATTTTGATGATTTTAAAAAGTTAAACATTATTTGGACAAACCTTGTGAATATGTTTTGATAGAATCTACGGCATTGGTAAGTACACGAACAGCACCATCCACTCCAATAACAGAGAGAACAACACCAACTACAACACCAGCTAAAAATTTCATTTTATTTCCTATATAACTAATTATAACATTTATTGATATTAACTACAATAGATTATTTGTCCAAATTACGATATTTGAATTCTCGTTTTAACCACCATTTATATTTGTTCCAATATAAATTTAGTGTTAAAGGGGTTTCTCGCCATTCACGACATTCTTCACAATTCTCTTTCCAAATGTCTTCTACCCATTTTCTGAAATTACTGTTTTTCATACAGTCTCAGCCTCAACATGTTTACATTTCCCTCTAAATTTAAACCCGCTACAACTACATGAGATACGTCCATCATTTCGTTCTAGTGTATATACTGATCCACTTGACGATTTCACCTGCCAACTATTAGCAGTATTTACCAATTTTGGTTCTACATAACCAAAAGTATTGGCAACTTCTGTAAACTTGCGGCGGCGAGCATCAAATGGCAAGGGCTGCTTGAACATTTCTAATTTCTTAGAATCCGACCGAATATATCCCAACATCTTATCTTTACTATCTACTACTAGATAAGTATGATTGGGAGTATTATCTGACCATTCCGTAAGTTCTTTAAGAAATTTCATTTCTTCAATCTTCAATTGGAGTGCAAAATTTCAATTCTTCTGCCACAGATTTCATAGTGGGATCATTGACTTCATATTGATATAACCATTCGCCATTGATAAACAAGTAATTTACTTCTTGAAGTTTGGCATAAAGACGATAATCATGAACACTGGCAAATACACGAGGTTCAACCCCAGTTTCGCCACGATCACGACCATAATAAACGCATACACCATCTTCAGGATTTGAAAATGAATGTTCACCTTGAGCAGTAACACGTTCACCCAATGTACTGAGGTCGCCTTTACTTACCAAAAATTCGGCAGCTAAAAGACTATTATAATTTGTTACTAATAGTTGACCATTATGTGATACATAACCATCATAATGACAATAAATTTGTGATACAGTTCCGTCTTCATGAATTACGGCGATTGTTGAGCGAGTTGCCATTATACAGTTTCCTTTTGTTCTAATTTGAGAAGTTCTTTAGCCACAGTATTCAAAATCACGTACATGGCAGTCATTGTCGCTGGGTCACCCTTCATCACCATGTGGGCGTATTCAAATGCCTCGTCAAGTGAGTCACGATCAGCAAACCAGTTACAACGAATTTTTCGTGCGAGTTCTTCGTTAGTCATGTTTTATCCTTAAAATTATTTAAAATAAATCGTGAAACGATTAGCGAATTGTTTGACACAATCTTGCATTCGTTGATTACGATAACGGCGGTCAAGTGGGTTATTACGTGGGCCGCGAAAACGAACATGAATTTTTTTACCCAGTGATTTGAAATAGGCACGGACTTGTGGCAAATATTCAATGGGAATATTTTTATATGTGGCACGTTCACGTAAACCAGCCGGACAGGCAACTAGAATTGACTCAACAAAACGATTAGATTGTGGGCTTAAATCAACTTTCATATTTACTTCCTTTTCATCAGTGTATGTGTATATTATACAGGAATATGGATTTGTTGTCAATTAATACTGTTGTATTTAAACAACAAATTAGTCTTGAATAAAGTGCATACGAACGGTGAAATGAACATCATCTTGTCCCTTATATTCTTTATTCTTAGTCTTGACAAAATCCAATGCGGCTTTCTCAGTAGAGAAAACGCCACGAACCATTTCTGCCACTTGATCGGCATCAACATCATCAATATCCTGACCGTCTAATGTATATTTCATACTTACGACAAAAACCGTAGGCTCAGTCAGGGCTTTGAGAAAATTTGGATTCATTTTTTACTTCCTTTTTATCAGTGTATGTGTATATTATACAGGAATATGGATTTGTTGTCAATTAATACTGTTGTATTTTTACAACACACAATACTATATTAATCTAATCGTGAGCCAGCATAGGCTTTAAATCCATATCGAGTGAACACTTCTGCCGCGGCTCGTGCACCCTCTTCTTTGGTGTCAATGTTTTGACAGTTAACACCACTGGGATTCCAAATTTCAAAAGTTTTATTATAATTCTGACTCACGCCTGCCGCCTTCAACATCTTGCCCAACTTAGTATTTCCTTTTACACCAAAAATCTCAACCCATGCAAAACCACAGGCAAACTGATCGCGACCACCCAGTTTCTCATTGAAAAATTTAATTGCGGCTTTTTGAGCGGCTTGTTGAGATTCTGCAACGATTACATTAATTTGTGTTTGAGTGTATTCCATTTGTAGATCCTTGTATTATTCAATTGTATGTATATATTATAGCACAAAATGGATTTATTGTCAATAATTATTGTTGTATAAAAACAACAAATTAACTATTAACAGTATTAAATGGACTAAAATCTTCTTTAGAAGATTTACGAGTGTTTTCACTCAAACTAGTCATTAAGCGTTTTTTGAGTTCGGCTCGAACTTCTTGATGTTTGACCCAAGTTTTGAATTCTTGTTCTAAGGGAAATAACATATCGTATTCATTACGATCAATTTTATCTGACATTTTCATTCCGTTTTATTTACTGTACAACTATTATAAACTATAATAGATTTATTGTCAATAATTATTGTTGTATAAAAACAACACTAAATTTACATTAGAATCAGTCTAACTAACGCTATTCCGTCAATGGAACTAAGTAAAATATAATTGGCTAACATGCCAAATGAACGTCTAGAATATGATGCCCATGCAAATATTACACATTGAGCGATGAACAATGGATATAAGATTAGAAATGGTGGATTTGGTACTGTTAGCATCATAACAACACTACATGAGATACTAAGAAACCACGCCAAGATTTCCAATACACAACGAATACTGTTGCTACGAAAATCTTGGCGTATCCATTCAAATACATTGAATAGAATTTCGGTCATTGATTACTTCTTTGAAGATGAGGCGTTTACAAAGGCATACATTTTTTCTGCAGTTTCAAGAACTTTATCAAGTCCTGGAAATTCTGGCATACCAACTGTGGTAACCAATTTGCCTGTTTTTTCATCTTTGGCGGTAGACATTTCCCATCCTAGAAACTTGGCGTGAAATTCTTCACTAACCATGCTCTTGGCCATATCTAAGATTTCTGTACGAATCTCATAGCCGTTCTTGTTGAATTTAACTTCTGGTAGTTTTGGTGTTTCAAATGACATAATAATCTCCTGTGTGTGTCAAAACAGTATTTCTACTGTAGTACTAGTGTACTTGATATTTATACAAAAATCAAGTGATTTGGTTAAATGAACTTTTTATCCATTAACTCAATTGCGCCTTTAGTATTTCCCTGACGAGCTAATACACCAGCCGCTCTGACACGACCAATATATTCTAAACTGGCCCAAATTGATTTTAAAATTTTCATCATTATTCCCACCCTCTTATACGCAATACACGATCAAATTGTTTCATACGATATTCTTCATATCGTTGCATATAATTAATTATGGCTGTTATAATTGTTTTCATTAATGAAATCCTCTAAATTCTCTACGTTCAAAACTTTTAATCAAGTATTCTACTTCAGAGGGATTGGTTGGTCTATTTAATTTTACATAGCGATTCAAACGATGTCCATAATCTTGTTTTGGAATCATGTTTGTAAGTTTTTCAAAAATTGTGTATAGTGTTTTCATATTAGTGTCCTGTGTGTAAGTATAAACTGTTTTTATACACAAATACTTACTCGTTTCCACTAATACATAATATGATACTATATTACGCCTTAACGTCCTCTTCCAGCTTTTCTCATAATTTTAGTAGCTCTTGGAGTTATTTTTGGGGCAGTCCCAGTATGAGATAACTTATCAGTTTTGTCAATAATCCCAGTTAAGGCTTGTTTTTGTTCTTTAGCCTCTTGAGCTAATCTTATAAATGGGTTTGGATTGTGTTTTTTTTCAGTCATTATCGGTCTCTGAGTAATTTATATCTACTTTATTTTTCAAAAAGTGTTCTATTCCACCCTGTAGAGCAATCATCATTGCCACTCTACTATCATATACTCTAACAAAATTTTGTTTGTTAGAAACATATAAATGATATGGACATGGCATTTTTCTATCTAACTTTAATACACTGGAATTGTTGAAATTTGTCCAACTAAAAATTAAATCATAACATTCTATCTTTGCCTGACGAAACACTTTATCACCAAGTGCAGTTAAACATAATCCACCCGTATTACGAATGTTAACCCACCATGTTTTCATGGCATAATCAAAATCTGATATCTCCGTTGAATCTATCAAAGGAAGAATTTTTCTAGTTATTTCTTCTTTATTAGTTACGTATGATATCATATATTAATCCGGATAAACTTTTTGTCCCTGATTTAAAAATACAACTGAAAATTGATCGGTTTTAAATTGATTGTTCAATTTACGACATAAATTTCTAGCATGTCCTGGATTACTAAAACTAGTTTTCTTATATTTAGGTACACTATTACTGTCTAAGTAATGTTGATTTTTTAAATTGATTGGCTGATCATTATAATAAACTGCCCAAATACCACTGGCCTCTACAATCTGATCTACTTTATAAGTTTGTTTGTCTACTAATTCTAATAGGATTTTTGGTTGAGTTCTTGACATTAGAAACCACCACCAGTGACTTCTATCTGAATCACATCCTGTGGGGCATTTATTCTATCATTAAGTTTATCTGCCAACAATTTAACGATTTCATCGCGCAATTGTCTTGCCTCATCTATTGGAAGAACTAGATTTTTTCCTGGATTTTGATCCATAGAACTTACTCTATCAATAAAACGTTTAATATTTACCATAGTTAATTATTTATCTATATAAAGCCTCATCTTTGGTTTTAAATGGACCATGATATGGATATCGTTGAACAAAGATATATTTTGGACAAAATATTGTTTCCCATTCATCATTCATTTTGATATTAAAATATCCGGCACAATGATAACATAAACTCTTTTCACTTTTGGTATAAACATGTAACTTACGTTTGATATCATAAAAATTATTAAACGTTTTTCCTTCTACTGGCCAATGAGCAAATGGAGTTTCTTCATGTGATTCTAATGTCACTGGTTTATCAAACATTACGTGAAGTGTTTGTTCAATGGCCTTAGTACTGGCATAATGTTTAGTATCACCACCAATCTTAATACAATAACCCGATTGATCTGCCTCTACATTACCAATTTTTCTATCACCATCAGTAATAACCCATAGTTGATCTCGTACAATAGTTTTAGCAATCAGTGTCATTTTGTTCCTTTAATTTATGATTCTCTTTGACATATTCAGTCAAGGCTCGTTCAAAAAATTCATTCACTGTAATATCAGCCTCATGAGCAGCACGAGCAACTAATGCGAATTGAACTTCAGTCATATCAACAGGAATTAATACTCTAGTATCATAATCCTCTCCTGATACAATAGCTAACAATTTTTCTAAAAAGTCTTCTTCAACGTCTAGATCAACATAATCAACATCGTCCCATGCTTGTTTTACGTTAACACCACATTTTTTTCCTTCTTTGTTATGTTTCTTAATATAGTCTGGATTGATCATACGATAGGCACGATTAAACTGATAGTCATATGCTGTTGTTTCGTAAACTACTTGAGTTTTTGTATCAAATACTATACTAGCACTGTATCCATCATTTTCACCATTCCAACTATCTAAACGATAACTATTTTCACCATAACAGTTCCACAAGTAATCACTACCTTCACTGATCTTGTAGTTAACTGTTTCCATAAAATCTTTTAAAGTAATCATTTTGTTTCATTTACCTTTTTTAACATATCATCAAACATATGACCATTCATATCAAATGCCAACAAAGCTTCATCAAGAATATTCATAGTTAGTTTTGCATCTAATGTCTTAATCAATTCTTGACTATTCTCAAATTGATAGACCTTTCCTGATCCTGGTACTTTTCTAGCAATAAGTTTACCACCATATAAATCACCCATATGTCTTACATAAATATGAGCTAAAATCTGATCACCTTTTTTACCATAGTACAAATTTAAAATATGTTCACGATAGGCTTGTGTACTAGGAAAAATTTCATCAGAGTTTAATACTTTATATCCAAGTTCATGAATATCTTCTTTAATGGCATCTGTTCTTTTAATAGAACGCATATCATGAAATAATCCAACCATTTCACCATAATATTCAATATCACGATAAACATGATACATTTGTTGTAAATACATGGCATGTTGTTCTTTAGACAATTCACCATTCATCATCATTTGTACAAATATATGACTTTCTATCGCTCTATGTTTTTCGTTTGTATGTTCTCTTAAAATACTCATTGTTTTACCTTTAAAATTTTTTAGTGATCAATTTCCATACTTTATTATAGTATTTCTGGAAACAAACAATCCTGTACAAAAACTTTTACATCTGATTCACTTAACCCTAAACTAACCATTACTTTAGGTGTATGTGGGTTTTGTTTCTGATTTTGTGCGTAATAATTTTGATGATCTTTGGTACTAGTTACTGTATTATTAGTTTCATCTATGACATTCAGATAATGATCTAGATGTTTTCTAGACATAACTAATATTTGTTCTAATTCTATAGGATCACTTACATTACCAGCGGCAATCATATGTTTAGTAAATATACGTTGTGCCCACTCAGGTAATGGACGTGGCTTATTCCATTCTAATTTGCCAGATTCGTTTGCAAACCAATCTATTAGCGGATGTTCTGCATCTCCGGCTGGACTAAAATCATGAAAACATCCTGTAATTTTATTTTTACCTGCGACTACATCAAATCCAAAGATAGGAGCAGGATTATGTAAATGTGGGAAAACACAACAATGCATCATCCACAATCCTTTAGTGTCTCTGGCATCTACAACGTCAATGTGCGCTCTACGATATCTGCTACTTGCCCAAACTTTATTGATCCAACCTGATTGATTAAAACGATGCATTCCAGGTTCTTCAATTATACTACCAGTAGCATAAAACTGACTTTCAAAGTATTGTTCTACTTTAATTAGTGTATCCCAAACATTACTCATTATTTTATCTCAAAAAATTGTTTAATCATTGCCTGATCAATTATCATACTTGGTCTAACATTATCAAAACGTTTATCATCAAGTATCTCGCAACATTTCTTAGCCACTTGTTCGCCAAAGAATTCTACTTCTAACATTCTACTTTGACTTTGTGGCTCAATGTACAACTCACAATCATCTGCTATTTTCTTAAATTCAGATTTCATTATTTAATTTCTTATCTCCATGAGTATTATCATAATCACTACCAACACCAAAATCAACTATACATCGCATTTCCGCCCCAATACCTAGAATAAAATCATTCCAACATTTAGGACAAATTGGATTATTGTTTTGTGTAAGCGGCGTCTCTTTGTAATCATCATATGAACTATAATTCATTGTATGATGACATTTGGGACATTTATACATTTTTGGGAATTCATACCACATTATTTTCTTCTATAAGTTTAAGTTTTCCATCATAAGTTGCATTCATCCACTTGGCATATTGCTCAACTTGTTCGCTGATTTTTGTTAGTTCATATTTGGCAACAAACTTCATAAGACTCATTCCAACTCCTGTTTTGGGAACTACTCTGATCTGTTCATGTATACATTGATCTACTGCATTCTTGACTTCTTGTGGTTGTGCTGTTAAGTCACACAATGTAACATTACGATTATAATCATCCAAAACTCTATGTTCAACACCATTATGATCAACCCAACGTTGTAACATTACGTTATTCCAATTGAATCCTTTGCTTTCACGATCATGATAAGCGTCAATCAATCCAACTGTTTTCTTGGTGCCTTTAGTTCTAATGCCAGGATAGGCACTGAATACATTATCACTAGTATCACCACGCATACATTTTTCAAACAACAAATATTGTGGGGCTTCTAGTTTTTTATGTTCTTTTGTTTTTTTATCTTTAACTTCACGTCCACGATCATCATAATATCCTTCAAGTGTAATCAAATGACCAGTCATACTGTTATATTGTTTTACATTTGAATCAATAAGTTGAGCAAAATCACCATCACTACTGATAATGAAATGTTCATCTTCTGTATGAAGTTGTACAAATCTGGCAATGATATCATCTGCTTCTGCCGTAGGACAACGTAATACTGATACGTTGGTTTTTTCGTCTAGAAATTTTGTGAATGTGTCATAAGTATCCCAGAACATTTGATCCTGTTCAACTTCTTTTTCTGTTAGTGCCGCACGTTTGACAGCACGATTGGCTTTGTAAGGCAGATAAAAATCTTTACGCCAGGATCTACCTTCAAGAGCAAAGATAACATGACATGGTTCTGAACCAATGAAACGTCTGACAATACTTTGAACACCACTTAAAGTAAGATGTAATGCCATTCCAATCTTTTCCCAATCGTCACTGTGTTTACTAGCAAAATGACGGCTTTTGAAAAACAGATTGGCAGTATCTATGAGTATATATTTCATTGTGATCTTTATTTAGCTTATAATATACGTATATTATACTATTATTAAGCGTTTATGTCAATGAAATATGGATGAATTGATCTAAATCAACTGATTTCTGAACGACCGTTACCTATATCAGTGCGGCGGATATTTCGTAATTCTTCTTTTAATTGATCAGTTTCACGATTAATTGGATCTGCAATATTTTGTTCATATACT